CTATGTTGCCCGACTCAATGGGATTGAGGTTGGAGATATGCCGACGCTGGATGCAACGCTTTGGGAGCTGATGTTTGGAATGTTGGGGCTTGGCGGTCTTCGGACCTTTGAGAAAGTTCAAGGAGTAGCATCAAAATGAAAGACAATTTTCAAAAAGCGCTAGATCTGACGCTTGGGTTTGAGGGCGGGTACTGCAACCATCCATCAGACCCAGGTGGAATGACCAACCACGGCGTCACCAAGCGCGTCTGGGAGGAATGGACAGGCGAGAGTGCCGACGAGCAATGTATGCGCGATCTGGACGTTTCTGACGTAGTGCCGCTCTACCGTGGACGCTATTGGAACAAGGTTTGGGGCGACGATTTGCCGGCTGGTCTTGACTATTGCGTCTTTGATTGCGCAGTCAACTCAGGACCCAAACAGGCAATCGTATTTTTGCAGCGCATTCTGGGCGTTGATGATGATGGGGTCATTGGTCCGATTACCCTGGCAGCGGTTAAGCGTGAGAAACCGTCAGATCTGATTGATGATTACAGCGATCTCAGGCTGAGATTTCTTGAGAAACTGAAGGCTTATGCAGTGTTTGGCAAGGGCTGGACACGTCGGGTCAACGCGGTTGAGGATTTTGCGAAAAAAAATATATAAAACAAACAGTTGGCACTAGACAACGTAATCTAAGCGTGGTATTTAGCACCAACGAAACAAATGGTGCTAAAAAATGGCTGGAAAAACCAAGATCTCCGACGAGGATTTTCTGGTTGCGTGGCAGAAATTCAAGAGCGCAACACAGGTTGCTAACTTTTTTGGGTTTACTGAGCGCTGGGCACACAACAATCGCCGGCGACTGGAAGCCAAGCTCAAGATCAAACTTGAAGCAACCGCAGTAAACGCCAAAGCGTTTGAGCATCTGCAAACGCATCATCTGACAAAAGCACGTCACAACGCCGGTATCACGGACGGCACGGTGATTGTATTCTCTGATGCACACTTCTGGCCAGGGCTGCGCACAACGGCGTTTAAGGGACTGCTGTGGGCGATCAGCCAGCTCAAACCTTACGCTGTGATCAACAACGGTGATGCCTTCGACGGGGCGTCGATCAGCAGATACCCTAGAATTGGGTGGACACAACAACCTAGTGTTAAGGAGGAGCTTAACGCCTGCCAGGAGGCGCTGGCAGAGATCGAGGCGGTGGCCAAAGCAGCACGCCACAACGTCCAGCTCATTTGGCCACTGGGTAACCACGACTCGAGGTTTGAGAACTTTTTAGCGGCTAACGCTGGTGGTTACGAGGGCGTGGTTGGGTTCTCGTTGCGAGACCATTTCCAAGCCTGGAAACCGTGCTGGAGCTGCTGGTTGACGGATGAAGTGGTGGTCAAACACCGATATAAAAATGGCATCCACGCAACGCATACGAACACGATGGGCAGCGGCATCAGCATCGTTACAGGGCACTTGCATTCGGCCAAAGTCACGCCGTACACGGATTATCGCGGAAACCGTTATGGCGTTGACACCGGAACACTGGCAGACATTGACGGAAAGCAATTCAATGACTACCTTGAGGACAATCCGGTGAACTGGCGTTCCGGATTTTCCGTGCTTACATTCCGAGATTCCCGGCTGTTGCTTCCGGAATTAGCGATCAAACACGCCGAAGGAATACTGGATTTCCGGGGCCAGCTCATCGACGTGTCTGCGCTCTAAATTCCCAAAGCGTCATCTGTAACGGACCATTGCCGCACAAAGAAATATTCTCCGTACTGGTCACGCAAGTCTGGCGGGTATCCGCGGTCGTCTAACCAGTGCAGCATATTGTCGTGCAGCTCTGTGTCCCAAATCTTGGGAAACCCGTAACGCCAACCCTCGGGTGGATCAACCCACATTTTCATTTGATTGCTCCTTGTCTAGCTGCTGTTTCAAGCGCTTGTGGAAAGTTTCCTCGTTGTCGTCACCAGACAGAAACCAGTCAATGCGCTGCACCAGGGTGTAGCACATATTGAGTAATGAGATTGTCCCTTTCATCACTTCAATGGTTTCTGGGCTGTATTTCTCATCATAGGTATCGCGCTCATCCTCAAGAATTGCCTGTTCAATGTTGTCAGCAATTCGTTGCAGATAAAACTGCTGATACTCAAAATGTCCACCGCTCATCGAATCACCTTTTCAATTAAATTGCGAGCCAGAGGTTTCTGGCCCAATAACCAACCCTGAATGCGTCCCATATCCCAGGTCACAATCTTGAACTGGTTGGGCTTCTGGTAAGCGGTTGAGATCTGGGACTTGTCCCAGTCTTTGACGATCTTGCCTTTGACGATCATGCGTTTTTTTCCTTCAGTTTGGCTTCAATGGCTTTCCACAATTCCCACAAGTACAGCCCTGATTCACTCAGTTCAATCAACTCCTCATCCGTCAGCCCGACCCACGGGCGCTCATGCGCGGCAACAAGGGCGGCAAAGCGTTCCAGCGCTTTGGGGTGTGTTAAGTGGCACGACGGTAAATTTGCCTTCCACGCCATGCGGATAATGTCTTCTCTATCAATCATTTTTGTTCCTTGCTGGACAGTTTCTTCCCTGATTGCAATTCCCGTGGCAGGGAGGACACCGTTTCATTCTTGCTCCTCATTCGTTTGATCATTTTGTGGACGTTCTGGGGGGTGCAGCCCAGAACCCTGGCTATTTCATTCATAGACGGCAACCGGCCCAAGGATTTCTCAAGCCCACCGATTGCGTCCAATAATCGGATCTGAGCCATTCTCATGCCGCTGCTTTCATCAGCGCATCGAGGGCGCCAATCCGGGCTGAGAATGTTTGAAGGAACCTGGCACGCTCTACCATCGACAGTCGAGCAATCTCAGCGTCATTCGATGTACGCAAGAGCTTGAGCTTGGCGATGCGGTCTGCCGGCGGGATCTTGCCGGCTTTCATCACTGCGTCGGCCAGCGCATTGAACTCAACAACCCATCCAGCTTCATCAGCGCTCAATGAACGTGGCTTGGCTTCGTTGGGCACGCGCAGCGCCCAAGTGCCTCCAGCTCCATCCTCAAACTCAATCACGTCTGGCGGTGGCTCAGAGGGCTTTGGCGTTGGTTTGGCCACAGCATCAAGCGGGTTGACAGGTTTTCCTTCTGGTTTGTCTGTTTTGCGGTCCGCATTGTTGCCAGCGTCAATTGAGTCATGTTCTGTTATTTCAAGCGCCATCAGCCAAAGGTAGCGCCGAAAATACGTATGTTTCCCACCCATGTCTTGAATTGATTCTGGCTTTTGCGTTCCGTCTTTTTCAACTTTGGTCGCAGAGACAACAGGGCTGGAAAAAACAACTGAGCCACTTCCGTCTGTGTCGTGGATTGTCAGCGTTGCGCTTGAATTTTCAAAAGTGAAAACACCGCACAATCCAATCTCATCAAAGATCTTGTGAATCGCAGGAATAAAATCTCCCAACTCAAAATAGTGATAACGAGCAAAATCGTTCCAGCCTGATTTTTTTATTTCTGTCGTTAGCAGCTTTAGCCTGGCTTGCATCAGTTTCTTGTAGACATTCATTTTTTCACCTTTACGGTCACAGAATCTTGACGAATGGAATACGCTGGTTTAGCGGGTACAGTCTTTGCAGGTTGCGCTTGGTAGTTACGGATCGGCCAGGAGATACGGAACTCCTCAGCGTGCGCTTTGGTGGCGTTTCCCAGCATCTCCTTGAGCTCGGCTTCGTCGTCGCTGATGGTTTTTTCAAGCACTTTGATTTGCTCTTTTGCCTTAACAATCCGCTCGGCCAGCGTTGCCCCCCACTCGCCAAGATCAACTGAATCTAGGTTTGGATCGCCTGGCCATTTGGTGCCGTACTCTGCCGGTGTAGCGGGGTCGTACCATTCAACTTCACCAGTTTCTGTCCAATGCATGAGCTTGGTTTCAAACTCTCGCGCTTTGGCTCGGATCTTGGTTTGCAACTCCTCATGGGGCGCAAACAGGAAAATGCGCAGTTCGGTGCCTTGATACAGCACACAGACAGCTCCCCACTTAGCTCCAGTAATATCCATCTGTGCTTGGAGCTGGAGAGGGCCGCGGCTGAGCGCTGGGTAATCCTCGGGATACACCGAGGTGACCTTTGCCTCGAGCACGCCGACGCCATCCAGCGTGATTGACTCGGCGCCGACTACGTAAACGCCAGCGTCTGGGTTGTCCGTCACGACCAGACCGTTGCCATCTCCCTGGCCATCTAAGCTGCACGCGATCGGCGCGTCAGGATGGAAGTACGGCTTGGGATGGTCCAGCACTAAGTGCGACAGACCCAGGCGTGCGCTTGCCTCGAGCAGCAGAGGCACTTCCAGCAGGTTGCCCCAGTGCATTGCCTCGTTCTCTTTGAACGGCTCTACAACGTCCTGTAAGGCGTTTAGCACGCTCTTGAGTACATCGTTGGGCGTCTCGTACTTTGAGTGTCCTAGAAGGGCCGGCACGCGGGATGCTGAGAGCATTGTGTTGGGGGTTACTTTGCCGACCATTACAGACCTCCAGAGAGAGCAAGAAACAAGCAGATTGCCGACATTGCGCCGACAGCGATTGACGCCAGGATGATTGTCAAATTGGAATCGTGTTGGTCTTCAGGTCTCATTGCTTGGCTCCTCGGGGGTTGGTTCGATTGATTTGATGGTGACAAAATTTTCGTCGTCGTAACGGTCGAAGCGCATTTCGCTGCTGAATTCTTCGTAAACCTCACGGTGAACGTGAGCGAGGATGATTGCCTCGATTTCTTTTCTGGTAAAAATAATTTTCATTTGGACTCCTGGTTAGTGCCACGACGTGCAGCGCATGACCATCACTCTACCTATGGTTGACAACCAGATCAAGGGGTCGAGCGTACTTTCTGACTAGGGACAAACCCTAGTACAGATTTTCTCCACAATCGGATCGACTTCGGGCATGATCTGCCGTTCGTTCTCAAGAGTTTCCCTGTCGGGACATTTCAACGGTCCAGACAGAGCGCCGGCTTGAAAAGAACCCGTTCGGGAAACAGCATGGAATCTATTGAAATGATGACCTTACAGTTTGTTATCCCTGGACCACCTGTCGGCAAGGGTCGGCCACGGTTCAGCACGCAGGGCGGCAAGCCGCGCAGCTACACACCGGCTGTCACGCGAGAGTACGAAGCACTTATCGCAGCTCGAGCAACAGAGGCAATGGCTGGCAGGGAACCGTTGCAAACGCCCCTGACGGTCTATATCTACGCATCTATGAGCATTCCCCTGAGCTGGTCAAAAGCAAAGCGCCAGGCAGCTCTGGACGGTGATATTTACCCTGCCAGACCCGACGTTGACAACATTGCCAAGACGGTGCTGGATGGGATGAATGGCGTGGTTTACGCAGACGATGCCCAGGTTACTTATCTGAAAGTCACCAAGAAATACGCCGAGGAAGGAATGGTCACAGTCTGGATTTCGGAGAACATTCGATGAGCAAACAAGCAAACATCGAAGCCAAGAGACGGCTCGAACGGATGCCCTACAGAGGGTTAGATTTGAATGGCAAACCACTCAGAGATTATACAAAAGCTGAAGAGGAGATCGTAAAAGAAATCAAAAGAGAGTACGAAAACAGCCTCAAAAACCCCACAAAGTGACCTGTGGATAACCTGTGGATAACCACCCTAAAATCTGTGGATAACCCTGTGGACAACCCTGTGGATAACTTTCTTTCCTATACGTGCGCGCGTAGAGATCTTAGTCTTAGATCTTAGTCTTAGATCTTAGACTTAGAGAGCTTA